ATATACCTGCAACGCCAAATGCAGCTGCAATTAAACCAATTAATAATAGTGGTACAAATGAATTTGCAACATCTTCGCCTCCCATATTGGCCCCTATTACTTTAGTAAAGAATAAGAGTGCTAGACCTAATACAACTATTGAAAGAGCTGCCCATAAAAGTGCTCGTGCACCACCTTCAATTTGTTTATCGAACATGCCAATTAGTCCAAAAAATATACCTACAGTTAAAACAACAAGGCCTATACTAAGTAAAACACCAAGCGGTGGAGTAATTATATCAAATAGAGCTAATGCAATACCAAGACCTAAAATAGCTCCGGCTGCAAATAGTAAACCTTTGCCTGCCTTTTCTAAATTATCTATAACTCCTAGTTTCTCTAGTAAGAAAAATGCAATTCCAATCACTCCTATAACGAGCATTGCTCCAAATGCACCTTTAATAGCAGGTACAACAAGAAAGCTTGTTAATGCAAGGACTAACATTAAAGCACCTATTCCTAAAGCTACTTTAAGCATACCTTGACCAACCTTTTCTATCTGATCTACTCTTTCTTCAGGTAGAATCATAGTTAACAATGCAAATGCACCAAATATAAGCATTGTTGGTATTAGGGCTTTTATAGCAAAAGGAGCTATAAAAGATGCCAGGGCTAAAGTACCCACTAGTATAAGTATAGATTTACCTACATCGCCTAGCATTTGAACTTTCTCTAATTGCTTTTCGTCTAACTTCTTAGTTGATATTCTTATTGCTGTAGTTAATACAAATAAAGATAATGCTAACAGTGGAGCGCCTATTACGGCAATCATTAAGAGTGGAGTCGCTAATGCAATGTAACCTGCGAATTTAAGAATAGATAAGCCCACGTCGCCTAATAAAGTTAGACCTCCAACTAGAGCTTCTGTCTTAGCTTTTATTTCATCGCCAGTACCTTCTAATGCATTAACAGCATCTACTACAAATTTTAAACCTTTACCAAGAGGCTCCATAGAAGGAGATACTAATGCAATAGCCATTGCATTTTGAAGACCACCGCCTCCACCTTTACCTTCTTGAATACTGGTAACTGCTTCGGTTAATTCGTTAATCTTTTCATACAAGTCACCACCAACCGCTATAGCGTCTGCACTTTCTCGCGTATTTTCTGCGACTTGCCCTAATACATCACCTTGATTACCTAGTTTACTAAAAGCGTTTTCAAAGAATTTATTCACTTGCGTCTTGTAGATTTTTTTAAGCATATAGGAACACCACTTTCGTGGTGCTCCTTATTACTATATTATATATCTCTTACATCTTCGGCATTCTTAGCGATGGTGTAGAAATTTTAGGGGCAGTTGGCATCTTAGGAGTATATTTCGATCTCATTGAAGACATCGACTTGTCCTGTTGTTCTTGCTGTCCCTCTTGCTGTTTATTCTTATTTTTAATGTATTCCGACAGATTCTTCACATAATACCAATACTCGTAGTAGTACATGTTTTCGATCTCTGAGGGTTGCATTCTAAGATGAATACCCAGATAGAACTTTGTCTTAAAGTAATTCTCCAGCGAGATCTGAAATAATGAAAAGACTTTTGATGCCACCTGGGAAGTCAAGAGGGGCTTTTGCCATCTCTCCGTCGAAGGTAGTTTCTAATTCGGTTTGTACACCTATTTTCATTCTTTCAGCTAGCCTGTAGACTACCATAAACTTTTTCTCGTTCCAACCTTTGTATTCCATTTCCATAGTGAAAATCTTTTGTAAATTTAAAGATCTCCAATCAGATTGCATATAAGGTAGTACTTGAATAAATGCTTTATCAAATTCCTGGTCTTTTTCTTGTCTATCTTTAAGATATGCAGTAATCTCTTGCATAATACCAATTGTTGGTGGTTTCATTCTTAAAGTACCTGCAGACTTAGTTTTAATTACATAAGTTCTTTCCTTTGTAGAATAATATTTTTCTACTTGCTCATCGATAACTGAAGGTATTAAATTCTTTACTGATAATTCAATATCAACAGCTTTTTTAGTTTTTTCAGTTTTACCTTTAAGCATTAACTTATTCTCTGGCTCTGGGAATGAAAGATCTCTAATAGAAAGTAATAGAATAATTCTATCTTCTTCTAGAATATCTTTGTAAGACATTCTCTTTTCACCAGTATTAAACTGAGAACAAGATTCTACAATAGAGTTTAGCTTTTCTTCCATATCGATGTAATTGCTTTCATCCATAGTAGAGAAATGTCTAATCTCAGCAGCTTTTGCAGATCTAATTTTAATAACTGTATCTGCTGGGTAAAATTTACCCCTAGATGGTAAGTCTTCTAAATCCAAAACATGCCATCCTAGTACTTCATCTGAAGGTCTAGCTATTTCTGGACCAAAATCGTCCATACTAACTCTACCTAAGCCTGTTTTATCTACTGCTGCTGTCATAGCATCAGCTTTATCTGAACCATCAGATGTATTTTTGGATTTAGCATTGTCTTTTGCTTCAAGAGCTCTGGCAGCTGCCGCTTCTCGCTCTTGGTCCATTTTGTTTAATTCGTCACTCATATTATTTGTCTTTTAGGTTTTTAAGTGTTTGTTTAATTATTGATTTCTGTTCTACGCTTCTCTTAGATAATTCATATTGTATTAAGTTTCTAATGAAAGCGCTTACAGATATTGGTCGCTCCTCTTGTTCAAGCGCCTCATTTAAAATGACACGGTTGACTTCGCGAACTTCTGCTTCAGTTAAAAGTACCTGAAGTTTTTTTGTTAGTTTGTCACTCATAATCTGTTATTAGCTGAATATTATATTATATTTTCTTTGGTTAAAAAAAGGGGGATGACCAGCATCCTCCTTTTTGTTAATTTAATTTAATTATTAATTAAGTTCTTCATTCCAAACATCTGCTCTCCAAGTAACTTCTAATGCCGCTGCATCTGCAGTTTCATAGTTTAGTTCACCTGTAAATCCAAGGCCGGATGTAATGAAACAATCGTCAAGAGTTATTTTTCTGTAAATATCTCCTTCTCTGTTAAACTGTACGATAACAATTGTACCAACATAATTCTTCTTAAGACCCATTTCTCCAGTCTCAGGGTTGTATTGTTTTCTGTACCATTCTCTCATAGACTTGTAAATGTAAGCCTCGTTTGAGTCGTTTAGGTTTAATGAGAAGTTAACTGTTACGTCAACAGCAGTTCCATCGGCCATTCCTGCATAAGATCTTGTTGAGAACTTGTACTTTTGCTCGATAGCTGCTACCTCTCTGTGAAGAGTTTCCAAACCACCAATTGAATTAATGTGTTGTAAGAACAATTCTTGTCCAGACACTCCATCCGGTGGTAAAATAGTTACCTCGAATAGGTTAGCCTGTACTGGTTCAAAGTTCTTGCCTTTTCTACTAGTTTGGTCTTCTGAATAATGTGGTAAAGCCATATCTTTTATTTTCTTTATTTAGTTTATATATTCTCGTTTTTTATGCAAAGTTTCCGGATGCAATATCACCTGTATTAAGTACTGTTACTCTTGATACTAGAATCTCTAATCCTTTAACTGGTTCAACGAACGTATCTAAGATACCCATGTTGTTATCAATAACCTCAGTTGTATTGTTAGTCGAGTCCATGATGTTTCTGTAATCGAATACACCACCGTCTTTCTTAACTGACTCCATAAAGTTATCTGCTAAAGTTTTAATTTCTAATCTAGTTTGAGCAGTGTTGAACTCAAATAGGTAATTCTTAAGGATTTCTGCTAGTCCGTCTTCAATGAAGATTAATACTTCTCTTACGTGAGCTGAAGAAAGAGCTGACTGAATTCCTTGTTGTGCAGTCTTGTTTCCTTTGATAGTTAAACCTACGCCTCTTTCGAATACAATTGGATTGTAACCGAATGGCTCTAGTACATCTCTATCATTCTTATCGAATGCAAATTCTAATGACTGTACTCCAGTTCCACCAACAACTCCTCTTCTTGGACCTGCGATGATTGACCATGGTAAAGCATCAGAGAATTTATCAATGTAGTTATTTGAAATGTAAGCCGCTGGTGGTATCACCTTAGTTCTTCCATTTTCAATAACATTTAAACCTGGGCCGTAATAGAATGCATACGTTGCACCTTCGTTAATTGAAGGTAATGTGTATAATGCACTTGGGTTTAAGTTTAAGTTACCACCTGTTGCTACGTTATTTACATCAAATGCTCCAGAAAATTCATTTAAGAATGATGGATTAGTTGATGCTTTTAATTCTTTCACCATTGGTGCATTAAGAATAGCAGAAGCATTTTGTCTTTCTTTACATAAGAATGATAATTCTTCTTTATTAATAATTCCACCGGATTCTAAAGAACCAAATGTATCAATAACATATCTGAATGTAATATTGTCTTTATCTACTAACGCATTACCTAAACCAGTACCTGGTTTGATAGATGTTAATAAATCTACAATTTTCTTTTCTGCTTGTGAAGCTCCGTCTAATGGGAACATCTTGTAAACACCTGCAGCGTCTTCAAATCTTCTAAATGCATAGATTGGATTGTTAGTTACTGGTCTGTGTGTTTCAAATGTATATACAGTAGTTAAACCAGAATTTACAGTTGTTTTAACAATCTTCTTAATTCTAGATAATTTACCGCCATCACCTGGTACATACATACCTACTTTAATAACTACGTTATCTAAAGCGTCTTTTGTAAATGTATCTGTAACTACGTTATCTTTAAAGAATTTAAAAGTACCAGCGCCCATATCTTCGAAAGTCCATCCAGACTCGAATTCTACTGCTCTAGCATTTAATTCAATATTGTTTACTGCAAATTGAGTACTTATTGCTGATTTCTTAGCGACAAAATCAGTTCCTCCTGGAAGTACGCCTCCACCAGTTACTAATGTTGAAGAGAAACCAAGGTTTCCACCATTCATTGGTACTAAGAAAGAGCCTGCACCAAATCCAGTACCTGCACTATCATCACCGTCATCGTAAGTTGTTTGAATAATTCCAATACCAATATACTCATTAGCATTTTCTGATAATAAGAATGAAACAGCGCCATCTGCACCGGCAGATAAGAATGTATCTCCATTGGTATCAGGGGCTCTATCAAAAACTAGTTCTCCATCTTCATTTATTCTATAATTAACATCATTAGTCCATTGAGCAGGATTAGAATCAGAATATTGTTCGTAAATTCCACTTTGTTGAGAGATGTTTCCATCTGCTGTAATTACTACTGTATCAGCAGTTGCACCATTTGAGATGTCTGTAATTCTTACATATTCGTCAGCTTGTGCTGCTTCTAAGAATTTACCTACTTCGATTGGGTTTGGCAATGCTGCTAATGATGCAGCCGTAAAGCCTGAACTACCAGATATTGTCATTATTGAACCATCAACTTGTATTTTACCACCAACTGATGCTAAAGATTGTGCTAATGGAGTTACTGTTTGTTCTACTCTATGTGAAAGTACTTCGTAATCTTGGTATACGTTAAATCCGTTACCTATTAAATCGATTTGTGGAAGTGCATCTTCTTGAATTGCGCAGAATAAACCTGTTCTTCTTGCTTCTAAGTTAATTAAAGTTTCAATGTATAATTGTCTTCCTTCATTATCTTGGAATTCTGGAATCATAGAACCAGAGTATTGTGCTAATAATGTCACTTCTCTTAGTCCAACGAATTTAGATAGTTGCTCTTTTTCTAAACCTTTAGAAGTAAAGAACTCTCCGTAAACTGGATCGTTATTTAATGCTTGTGCATCAAATTTACCTTTGAATACAAATACATCTACCATGTAGTCTGATACGTATTCATCTGCTTCAACTCCTTCTGGAATATTAGCTTCGCCATACCATTCTCTTGCAGTAACTTCAAAACCTCTTACGTCTCCAGCTTGTCTAATAATAACTGAGATAGGATCTTGTTTGATATTTACAAATGAAATAGCGTGGTTTGTGTCTTGTGCAGCAGCAGCTAGTAACTTCTCATCTGAAGGATTCCAAAACTTATCTGTATCAAATACATCACTGTATTTCTTTAATAACTGTGATGAACCATTTACTGGTACTGATGAAAGACCTTCTTGTCCAGAGTTTGTAGCTGGTGAGAAGATTGCAACTTTATCAGCGTCATCTGCAGTTGTCAAGTTAAGTGCTAAGATAGGACCTCTTGATAAGCATTCTAATGCTGATCTGTGAAAAAACATATTTTTCTTTTCTAGTGACTTGTCAATACTTCCAAATACTTGGATAAATTGCTCTACATCTTCTATTAATACTGGTGTATTGTAAGGACCTTTTTTAGATCTTCCTACCACTAGTCTAATAGTCTCCGCAGGGATATTTACGGTTTGTGACTTGTCAAACTCTAGACGATATACGCCTGAGCTTTTGAACTGTAATAAATTGGGACTTAATGCCATAGTTGTTCGTTTTTATTTTTTAATTCTTTTATTATATATCCC